AATCGGACGACCAGAGCCTTTGGTATCCGAGCGTTAAAGTGTTCCCGCGTGACCATGTGTTGGCTCCGTGGGGTAATGTCGTGCAGAGAGTTAAAACCGAGTTAGAGCGGAGGTTAACATGACTACAATCGACAACCAGTCCCCGCCGGGGGCATGGGCCGAGGAGATTAAAGCCGCACCTTGGCGGTTCAAACCGTTGCCGAGTACGCATGAGCTTTTGGCGCGGGTGAGGGCGGCGGGGTTGACCCACGAGGCCAACGAGCTGGCCCGCGAGATTGAGGCGCTAAGGGCGCAAGTTCAATACCTATTGACGTATGTACCTAAGGGTGGGGCAGCGGATGAAAAGTAATCGTTCGGTTTTAATCGTTCGGGGTAATCGTTCGAACGATTGGGCCGACCGAACGATTACCTCGGAGCACAATCTGAAGCGCTCGATCGTCGGAGGAGGGGGCCAATCGGCCCTCCTCCGGAGTACGATCAGAGTGATGGGTCGAACGATCACACGATTCACTAAAAACAACGACTTACGTCCGTTCTACACTTAATTGTTCGGGTAATCGTTCGGAGTAATCGTTCGGGAATTTTCTCACTTTTTGTCAGCGGAGCGGAAAGTACTGTGTTTTATAGGGCGAGGGTAATCGTTCGGTTTGATCGTTCGGATACCCCTCTCGAAGAGACGAACGATCAATCACTTTGGCTGCTCGGCACATTGAGGTATACTTGCGCTTATGAACACTCCCACCCCTGCTCGTAAGAAGCCCGGCCCCCCGCCCGTTGCGCAGAACAAGCTCAATGCTTACGGCATCGATGCGGTCTGCTCGGACATCGTCAACGGAGAGAGCCTGCGCGGTATTGCTGCTCGGCTGCAGGTGGATCCGTCTACTCTGATCTGGTGGATTGAGGAAGATCCTCAACGCTCCACCCGCGCACGAGCCGCTCGCGTCCTCTCGGCCCGTCTCTGGGATCAGAAAGCGGAGGAGGTGATTGCGTCAGCCCCCGACCGCTTCGGCCTAGAGAAGGCACGAGAGCTCGCGCACCATTACCGGTGGCGCGCCAAGGCTATCGCACCGCGGGACTACGGCGACCGCGTCACAAACGAACACACCGGCGCGGGGGGCGGCCCCATCGCACTGGCGGCGATCGACATGAAGAACCTGTCGGACGAGGAGTTAGAGAACATGCAGCGTCTACTCGCTAAAGCCTCAACATCTCCCACCGAGGCGTAACCTCACTCCATGGCTGCCGCCCCCCAAGCCACCGCTACCGGCGCGATGACCCCTGCCGTCATGCTTGACATGGTGCGGCGGGAGAAGGAGCGGCGGCTGGCCTCAGCCAAGCTCTACGAGTTTGTGCGTCAGAGCTGGCCGGTGGTGGAGCCCGGTGTGCCCTTTATCCCCTCGTGGCATATCGAGGAGATCTGTGAGCATCTTGAGGCGGTGTCTGCTGGGGACATACGCAAGCTCTTGGTCAACATCCCGCCGCGGCACAGCAAGTCGACCATCGTCAGCGTTATGTGGCCGATGTGGGAGTGGTGCGCCCAGCCCGAGCAGAAGTTCCTGTGTGCGTCGTACTCCGGCAACTTATCCATCCGCGATAACCTGAAGGCGCGCCGGTTAGTGCAGAGTCCTTGGTATCAAGAGCGGTGGGGGCATTTGTTTGAGCTCGCCGGGGACCAGAACGCGAAGCAGCGATTTGAGAACGACAAGACCGGCTACCGACTCGCCACCAGCGTGGGCGGTACGGCGACCGGTGAAGGCGGCTCCCGCCTGATACTTGACGACCCCCACTCGGCACAAGAGGCGCAGTCCGACGTCATACGTGAGTCGGCGCTCGAGTGGTTTGACGTCGTATGGTCGACCCGACTCAACGATCCCAAGCGCGACGCGATGGTCACCATCATGCAGCGCCTACATGAGCGTGATATCAGCGGCCACATACTTGAAGACATCGGCGGGTGGGAGCACCTGTGCATCCCCGCGGAGTGGGACGGCAAGCGGCGTAAGACGAGCCTCGGCCCTTACGACCCGCGCAAGAAGGTCGGCGAGCTCATCTGCCCTGAGCGGTTCGGCGAGAAGGAAGTCACCGAGCTCAAGCAGCTGCTCGGCGTGTACGGAGCGGCGGGTCAGTTACAGCAAGACCCCACCCCTGCCGAGGGTGGTATCCTCAAGACGACGCACTTCCGGCTCTGGCCGCATGACAAGGCGCTGCCGCAGTTTGAGTACATACTGCAGTCGTATGACTGTGCGTTCACCGAGAAAACGAGCGGCGACCCAACGGCCTGTACGGTGTGGGCGATGTTCACGTTTGAGGGCCAGCGTCAAGCGATGTTGATTGATGCGTGGGACGAGCACCTGTCATATCCCGACCTGCGGTCTCGTGCAATCAAGGATTGGGGCACCGAGTACGGCGGTATGACCAAGGACAGCGCGTTCAACCGCGCAAGGCGGCCCGACCGCATCCTCGTGGAGGCCAAGGCGAGTGGTCAGTCACTCTTGCAAGACCTCCGACTTGCCAAGGTTCCAGCAATCGGTTATAATCCCGGCGCAGCCGACAAGATCAGCCGTGCGCACCAAGCCGCACCGACGCTCGAACTCGGTATACTTTGGATCCCCGAGTCCAGCAAGAACCCCGGTCATCCGGCGAGCTGGGCGGCAGGGTTCGTCAAACAACTTGGGAAGTTCCCAGTGGCCGAGCACGACGACTACGTAGACACTTTCACCCAAGCGGTCATCTACCTGCGAGACTCCGGGTGGTTCGAGCTGCCCAAGGCGCGCGACGTTGACGCGCCGCCCCCGGTGCGCCGTGAGCGCATTAACCCGTACGCAGCGTGAGGAGACCCGCGTGGAGTTGATGGTGTGGAACGCAATGCTGACACTGCTCATGGCGCTACTGGGCTGGGCCGTGAAAGTGAAAGACAAAGAGATTGAAGACACCAAGCGCGAGATTGAAGCAGCGCGGGGTGAGCTGGGCCGGGTAACCATCCTGCTCAACCGCACCCGCGAGGAAGTCGCCAAGGAATATGTAACCAAGGCCGACGTACACAACGACATCAACCGCGTGCTCGACCGCCTTGACCGGCTGGACGGCAAGCTCGACGCATTCATCAAGGAGCAGCGCAACCGTGACTGAACCGACCACAGACCTCGAGCTGTTCAAGGCGCAGGTACAAGCCGAGCTCAACCGGCTGGAGGCTCAGTCCTCGGCCAAAGACGTCGCGGGTAAGGCGATCGGTAAGGATGGGCTCAAGTACATCACGGCCATCGTCGTCATCGGCGTGCTCAGCAGCCTCGCACTGGACAGCGAAAAGATCGCCGCGGTGATGGGCCTGCTCGGAGCCAGCCTCACGGCGCTCATCAGCATGCTGGCGTCAATCGCGGGTGCTAGCGAGAAGGAAGAAAAGCCCGAGTTCGGCGTCATCAAGGAACTCATCGCCAAGCTCGACAAACTCGACCGCAAAGAGATGCCGATGCGAGTCGACGTCGAGGGCGACCATGTGACCGTAACCAAGGGCGACGACGTCGTCCAAGCCAAGCGAGGTGCAGCATGAGCAAAGCCAAGAAGCAGGTATGGGACAAGGCGCGACCGAAAGGCCTCGGCGAGTCCAAACCCCTGAGCTCGAGCCAGAAGTCGAGCGCCAAGGCGGCGGCCAAGGCCGCGGGGCGACCCTACCCGAACCTCGTAGACAACATGCGTGCGGCCCGCAAGCGTGGCTAGCCGAGTTGATAAGGCGTCGCTGGCTTGCAACAAGCCGCGGCGCACCCCGTCGCATCCTGACAAGTCGCACGTCGTCAAAGCGTGTTACGACGGCCAAGAGCGGATCATCCGTTTTGGCGAGCAGGGGGCTTCCACCGCAGGTAAGCCGAAGTCTGGGGAATCCGACCGCATGACCCAGAAGCGTAAGTCGTTCAAAGCGCGCCACTCAAAGAACATCGCCAAGGGGCCGAGCTCCGCAGCGTACTGGGCGAACAAGGTGAAGTGGTGAGCGGCTACGACCGCGAGCGTGTTGAGCGTATAGTGGGTGAGTTCAAAGCCCGCAATATGGCTGAGGGCGGTGCGGTCGAGGGTGGCTACGACCAACTGAACTCACGCATACTCAAAGCACTCATCAAGAAGTACGGTAGCGAGGCCAAG